CAAGAAAAAGGTTATGGCTGGAGTCTTGGATCTTGGGGTGGAGAAGCATCTTCTGCTGTTACTACAACTCTTAATGGAGCATTAGGAGATAACGCATTTGGAACTGGAGGTTCAGGGACATCAATTGTTTTAGCAGATGCTACACAATTTCCTGATACAGGAACAAATTTTATAAAAGTAGGCACAGAAGAAATTTCATACACAGGAATTACAGGTGGTACGACATTAACAGGAATTACAAGAGCCGTTAGAGGAACAACTAGAGCAGCACATAGTGATGGAGCAACTGTAACCAACACAAGTGATTTTACTGCATGGAACCAACAAACATCTGAAGGTCTTGCATTAGATCCAGGCATGTGGTCACTAGATAATTTTGGTGATAAAGCAATTTGTTTAATTCACGATGGTCCTGTTTTTGAATGGAATTCTTCTGCATCAAATGCTGTTACTACAAGAGCGACTATTATATCTGGTGCACCAACTGCATCAAGACACATGGTTGTATCTACACCCGATAGACACTTAGTATTTTATGGAACAGAAACAACTATCGGTGATACAACAACACAAGATGATATGTTTATTAGATTCTCGGACCAAGAAGATATAAATACATATACACCTACAGCAACCAATACAG